CGCGACGGGAACGTGCTCAGCGGTGCGACGAATCGGCGGCTGAGATGCTCTGTCGGGCATCGACGGGTCGACGGGCTCGCCTTCAGGCTGGGGTTGCGCCGCAACCACGGGACTCTTCAGCAGGGCATCGACTTCCGCACAGAATGCGGAGTCTTCTAACTTCTTGCGATATACATCGCTCGGCATGTTATCCAAATCTTGCAATGTCAACATAACTCCTCCTAGTTTTGTTCAGGCGTAGCGAACTCGTCTGGGTACAGCGGGGACTCTGGGTTACCTGCTTGACCAAGGCCCGATTGGTTGTACGCGTCAATCGCGGTCAACTCTGCGATGCGATCCATCACACCCGAGTAGAACATCGATGCGTACTTAACCATGCGATGGGCTTCCAGAACCGTCTTCTCGTCTTCTGTGTTGAGAAGGCGGACGTTCATCAAGCGGATTTCCTCCTCCATCAATCGCTGGAGGATATCAAACCACTCCTGCTTCACTGCCGCGCACATGATGCCGAGCGACCGCTCGTCAAGTTTGAACGTCGGCTTGAACACGTTCGTTCCGTCCGTTGGTTTAATCATGTCTCCTCCGATAATAGGGGCCGATATCAGCGTCGGCCCGAGCGCCTTAGAAAGTTCTGCAGTTCCTCGCGGACGCCTGCAGTGCGCGGTCGGCTTTAGAGTCATTCCGACATGGACAGTTTACTCAACTGTGGGGAGTTGTCCTTGCAGACCTCCCGTGCTCGGCTCACCTTCAACCGACTCACTCAGGCCGCTGGCTTTCGCCGCTTCCCGCGTGATGTCGCGTTTGATTCGATTGTCCGACGCTTGGTCTTCCAGTTGCTGCTTCTGTGCGAACTTCTGTTGGTCGCCTTGCTGCTTCGCCTGAATCTGCATCTGCATCTGGGCGGCTTTGGAGTTCGCGTCGCGTTTCTGCTTCATCGCAGCCGTCATCGGCTTGATGATGTCGTTCTTGTTCTTCCACTCCGAGGCTTCGAGCCACATGTTGATGATCGGCTTGAAGTCGATGTACTCCTCGTTGATATCAGCGAGGGACTGCTGAATCTGTGGGTTGTCGAGAATCTGTGTCAACATGACCATCGACTGTGCCATCGTTCGCTTTGCAGCGAGTGACGACCCCGCGAGAACCTCATACTCGATTTGAGCGTTGTGATAATCCTGAAGGTTGAACTCGCTCAGGAAATCGGAACCCTGCTCTTTGCCGAGGATGTGGTAGATCGCCGCGTCCGACATGACGTTGAACACGATCTTGTCGATGATACCGAGGAACGGCTTGAATACCTGCTCGATGAAGTTATCGAGAGGTCCGTCCAATCGAGTTGCACTCGCTCCCGCAAGGATGTTCGCCCCGCCTGCCGTGCGCCCCATCGAGGAGCGCGGACCAGCGGAACTTCCTTGTACCAACATTTGGTCAGCGCCAGAAGAGGATTCCGTAGCTTGCTCGGATTCTTTCAGAGCCGCCCAAATGTCAGCAGGCATCTTGGGAGTTTCCAACAGCTTGTACGATTTCTCAACGTCCGTAACGGACATGATCTTGCCGAGCCCTGTGCGGATGGTCTGCGTGGGCGCGTTGTCGTCGCGGTTGCGAAGATAGATCGGGTTGACGCCATACGACAGAATCTTGAGGATGGCGTTGATGGTGCCTTGGTCGACGCGCTGGTTCTGGCCTACGATGAGTCCGAGACCCATGCCGTAGAACGCGCGAGGACGATTCCACCAGTTGGCGGATAGGAACGGAATTTCTCTAAACTCGTTCCCGCCTCGAAAAATAACTTTCTCTTGATTGAGAACCATGATCTTGCGACCATTGTCCCAATACTCCAGCACTTCCAACTTGACCCGATGCGGGTCGGGGCTGGCCTTGATGTTGTTGCGCTCAGCGTGATGGACAATCCCTTCGATGTAGGTCGCCTGCTCTGTCTCCAGAGTTTGCGCCTTCGGAGGATTCGCCCAGATAGCGTTCATCTCTTCGATGGAAGGAAGTTCCCATCCCTGAATCGCTTCGCCCTCTTCGCCGTCTGCGATGGCTTGGTCAATCGCCTTACGCAGATCATTGAGTTGATACCAGTCCATGTAGCGGACGTCGACCACCCAAGCGGCCTTGCGAATGTCGCTGACGCTCAACTGTGGGTCGACTAGAACTTTGTCCAGTGGACGCCACTCGAAGAACGGGAGCGGAATCGTCTTGGTGTCCTGCGTGATGTCAGGCGGGGCGTCGGTCGGCAGGACTGTCGTCGCACCAACGGTCGCATCATCCCCGTGGGGAATCTGCAGCGTAGTCGCCTTGCGTTTGTAGGTTACGATGTCTTTCCAGTCGTAGCCCCACTTGAAGATGCTGGTGCCCAGATGCGCCATCTGTTCGAGACCCCACTTAGTCTGGGTCTTGAACTGGCATTGATCCATGGCGAACGAAAACATCGCTGTCTTCGCATCGATGACCTTCTGGCTGGTGCCCGGTCGTGGACGAAGTAGCATCGGCGGGTCGTCATAGAACAATCCCTTGTACAACTGGGGGACAACCGCGTTGCACACCTTTGCAACTGTGAAGCGTTGGACGTTCGGTTCGAGAATGTAAGTATTCTCGTAGACCGACATCGGGCGGGGCGATTGGTACAGAAGGTCGGCGTCACGCCAGAGCAACGTCCACTGCTTGTTCGCAATGAACGCCTTCGCCATCGCCGCGCTCTGCACGACGAGCGCGAGGTCCTTATCGACCGTTTTGAGTTCGCCTTGGACTGTGAAGTCCTGCGCTGTGATAAGTCCGTTCGGGTTGCCGTCTGGAACGATACCGACACTGTCAACAATAGCTTCTGCCATACCGTTCCTTCCTATGAGAATAAGTCGCCAAGCGGATCGTGCGCCGCGTCGGCGGCATCCATCGCCGCGTTCTGTGCCAACTCACCCTGGGCCATATCGGGAAATTCCAACATCGCGTTGAGCGCGTTGTGCTTCGAATATTTCCCGTCGCAGTGCATCAGATCGTGAAAGTTCTTCATCTTGACGTCGGACACGTAGTCCTGAGATGCCGAAGTCATCCTGCCTTCGACTTCTGCATAAGCCCCGAATTGCTGAACGAGGAGCGCCAGCGCATCGACGATGTCATCGTGAGTACCCGCCGCCGTCCCGAACTTCGAGAGTTCGTCGTACAAATCTTCGAGACTTGGACAGGTGTTGATGAACAACAATCGCCCGTCTCCGAGGAGTCGGAGCACGGGTCCTGCTTTGACCTTCTTGGAGTTCGCCTTGCTGCCTTGCCCCAGCGGGCACATCTCAATCGGGACGCGAACCTTGAGTTTGTCCATCTCGCGATAGACTTCGCGCTGGACGTACTTCTCGGCCTTGCCTGTGTCCTCGATGCAGATGCGCTTCGGACGCCACTTCAGCGCCGTCGCTGCGATCATCGCAGGGAGTTCATACTCGTTGAACTTGCCGCGCTGCATGTCTATAATGTAGAATCGCCCGCCGTAGATCAAAGCGGTGATGATGACGGTGTAGTCCGCCCAACTCTTCGTGGAGTAGGCTGTGTCGACGCACGTGACAATCAGCCCCGTGCCCGGGAGTTCCACCGCGTTCACAGTGCGCCGTATCAGGAGTTCCCGAGGGAACTTTATGACGTGCATCTGTGTCGGGTCGTTCAAATATTTGATCGCGAACCAAGGATCAGTCTTGCGGAGGTAGCGGAGTTTCTCGTAAGTCAGTGAGTGCGGGTTGCTCGGTTCGTTGAACCAGAGCCCGTAATCCGACTCAGTCATCTCCTCTTCGATCTTGCCTTGCTGGATCGCGGCTTCCGTCGCCCACCACGCGGCGCGAATGTAGACCTTCATCGGGAACTCTTCGCCCTCTGCGGCGTACTTATCCCGACTCTTGATGTCCTGCCCGTACGTGTCTTCGGAGTCGTACCACGTTCCAATCTTATCGTAGAAGCCGAACGGGTGCATGATAGCGCGGTCAATACTGACCTTCTTGTTGACGCCCTTCATACGGTCAATCGTGCCCGAGTTTTCCTCAGTGACGACGTCGTCCATCTTCAGGATGCAGACGTGCCAACCCGCGAGGTTCTGCTCAATCGAAGCTGCGAATACCGTCGGCTCTTTCTCTTTCTGCTCAACGACGGGTGTTTGATACTCGTCGTTCTTGCCTTCACCTTCAGGGATGCAGTGCTCGGGAAAAAGAACTTGGAACAGACTGTACGTCCCGTCGTTCATACGGCAGGGGCGCAGCGGCTTCTTGCCGAACAGATCGGGAGAACCGCCCTCTTGCAGCGTGAAGTGCCCCTTGATTTCACCGACGAAGTCAGTCGCCAAACCTAAGACGCCTGTCAACACGAGGATCGTAATCTCAGGGAAGTTGATGACCCACTGGACACAATCCGCCATGTCAATCGAACTCTTGAACCCGCCACGCGGGACGAGCAAGAGTCGTTCTTTCTTGTCGATGTACTGGTTCGCGAAGTCCTTGAACGTCGCGAACGTTGGATTCTTGCGGACGAAGAACTCGTTGCAGATTTCTTCGTGAGTGTTGTGAATCTGGCCATCCGTCCAGACGTACTCTTTGTCTGTCGTGTCCTTGTACTTCTCCAGCAGTTTGCAGAGGAAGAACAGATTGGTCTGCGACATGAACCGATAGCGTGCAATCGCCTTCGCGTCTGTGAGCCCGTACTGGGCGCAGACCTTGATGAGTTTCTGAAGGTGCTCGCCGTTCAATCGCTTGATGCTCTGCGCGGCCATCGCATCGATCTGATCCCAGGTGAGATCGCGATGCTGGTAGTTCTTGTCGTTCTTGTGATGCTCGCACAGTGCGGCCAGTTGTTCGACTTGCACGTCTCCTCCGATAAATTGTTACATCCCTGCGGGGCCTGCGGGCATCGCGGGTGCGCCGCCTGCGGGTGCCATCGGTGACGGTGCTGCTGTCAACGGGGCCGCGCCATCTGCGGGCTCTGCGCCAGCATGCGCATCCATGTGATCCTTCGCCTCGTCCAGATTGTTGAACATGTGCGTCTCATCAGGATGATGCGCGGGAGAGTGATGCTTGTGCGTTACAACGTGCTTGCCGTTGTGCGTCTTGCTATGCACCATCTCTTTGATTTCTTTCTTGGGGGCTTTGGAGCCTCCTGTGATCATGTCAAACGGTGTTGCCACTTTGCCCCCTTTATCGTAAATCTTCACTTCCATCGCGTTCTCTGCGGGATCGTTCTTGTCGTACTTCTCAGCCTGCTTCTCAGTCAACACCCTCTCGCCAACCTTTATGATAGCGAGTTGATGCTTCCCATCACGGATGTTCACGCCTTTGACCTTGCCGCCCTTGTCATACACAGGCGTCTTGCGGACGTTGATGGGAAGCATCAACTCGCTATC